GAAACCATCAAACCAATCCTTGAGAAAGCTAAAGAGGACGCCAAAAGGGCGGTAATTATTATGAAGCAAGATTATGACATTGAAGACCCCCGTGCAGAGGAAGCCCTCACAACCGCGGTAGAAATCATGCGTACACCAGTGCATAACAGGGATCGTTTACAGGCTGCAAAGTTGATCTTAGATTTCACAAAGATCAAACCTGTCGCTAAGTCTGAGATTACTATTGGTAAAGCTGAGGAATTCCTAAGCTCATTACTAGATGACGACGCAGCTAATTAAGCCTATTCCGACGAAAGACCAATTAGCGGACGTCCGTAAGCGTCTTTATCATGACTTCAGCTTTTATGCGAAGGGCGCACTGAAGATCCGCACTAAGTCAGGTGACATTGCGCCCCTCAAATTGAAACCAGCCCAGGAGATCCTCAACGACGCTGTTACTGCACAGCTAGAGACTGAAGGTAAGGTCCGTGTGATCATACTGAAAGCGCGGCAACAAGGACTATCGACCTACGTTGGGGGCTACCTGTACTTTAGCGTCTCGCAACGTAAGGCTGCGAAGGCAATGGTGATCACCCATCACAGTGACTCAACACGCGCGCTTTTCGATATGACAAAACGTTATCATGAGAACTGTCCGGAGATCCTGAAGCCACACACTAAGTATTCATCCCGGCGCGAATTATCTTTCGATGTACTCGATAGTTCATATGTCGTTGCAACTGCTGGTGGCGAAGCGATTGGTCGGGGCGAGACCCTGACCCACGTTCATGCTTCGGAACTTGCTTTTTGGTCCAAAACCACCGCTGCCGACAACTGGAACTCGCTGACCCAAGCTGTCCCCAATACTAAAGGCACCGCTATATTTGTCGAGAGTACAGCCAATGGTGTCAGCGGGATCTTCTATGATCTCTGGAAAGGTGCAGTCGAGGGAACCAATGGCTACGTGCCTGTGTTCATCCCTTGGTTTGCAGACCCAGAGTATCGTGAGACGGTCCCAGAGAACTTCGAGCGTACCCCAGACGAGGAAGAGCTTGCGTCCAAGTATGACCTCGATGACGAGCAGCTAATGTTCCGTCGTCGCAAGGTCGCACAGAACGGTCTCGACCTGTTCAAACAGGAGTACCCCTCAGAGCCTGAGGAAGCCTTCCTGACGACAGGTAGACCCGTGTTTAACCCCGAGCAGCTACAGGAGGCTATGGGCACTACACAGGACGTACAGGAGCGCCTAGCACTCGAAGGTGAAGACTGGCTGAATAACGTCCGAGGTGAACTGACGATGTACCGTCGTCATGACCCTGGTGAACAGTATGTCATCGGTGCCGACGTCGCTATGGGCGTCCGTGGTGGTGACTACAGTGTTGCCCAGGTCCTCGACAGTAAGAAGCGACAAGTGGCAACCTGGAGAGGCCATGTGCACCCAGACTACTACGCGACTGTGTTGTATCACTTAGGTCAGTTCTTCAACACTGCGTTCATCATTGTCGAGAACAACGGTCACGGCCTTTTGACGTGTACCAGGTTGGCTAAAGACATGGCCTACCCGAACTTCTTTACTGAGGTTCAAGTCGACAAGTTGACGGACAAAGAGACCATTAAGTTGGGCTTCAGTACGACAGCAAAAACCAAGCCTCTGATCATTGACGAGCTACGAGCGTCTGTCCGTGAGAACGAGATAGAACTCAATGACAAAACAACGATCCGCGAAATGCTCACCTACGTCGTGACTGAGAGCGGATCTATGGAAGCTGAACCAGGATGCTACGACGACTGTGTCATGTCGTTGGCATTAGCCAATCACGTGCACGAAGGTGCCTGGGAGCCGATAGAGAGTGCAGATGACTATTACATTGAAATGGTATGATCACTATGGATAAAAAAGACTACAAAGCGGTGGACGACGATAAACTCGTTACGATCCTCGATGATAACATCCGTAGATCTATCGGGTATTATGATTCACAGATATCCAGAGAACGCCGCAAGGTCATAGACTTTTATAACGCTACGCTCCCACGCCCAGCGCACGACGGTAACTCTAAGTATGTCTCTATGGACGTCTATGATGCTGTCGAGAGCATGAAGGCTGCGCTGCTAGAAACTTTCAGTACTGGCTACAAGACCGTGCGTTTTGCTGCACAGACTGGAGAGGACGTGCGTATCGCTGAGATCGCTACAGCCTACTGTGACTACGTTGCAAACCGTCAGAACAACCTGTTCGAGGTTATGCAGTCTGTTATCCACGACGGTCTCATTGCACGTGCTGGTCTCTGTAAGGTTTACTGGGACGAGCGCGAAGACAGCTACCTAGAGCCTATCCAGGATCTGACTGAGGAAGAGTTTGACGCTATTGTTGCCCAAGACAACGTAGAGATCGAGGAAGTCGAGCAAGACGAACTTGGTCTGTACTCTGGTGACCTTCGCGTCTTCCAGGACACTAGTCAGGTGGTCATTGAGGCCATTGCACCTGAACAGTTCGTCATTGAGCCACAAGCTAAGTCTTTAGACGACGTTGGCTTCTTGGGTCATCGCACGACTATGACAATCTCAGAACTACGTGAGGCAGGGTATGACGAAAAGCTCATTGCTAAGATCGGCGATCACGAAGACGTCGAAATGGAAACCGATCCAGAGGTCCTGGCACGTCACGAAGAGATTGGTCAAGACCGTGGCTTCAACGCTAAAGGTTTCCAGGATCAAGTTAGAAGCATCACTGTTTATGAGCTATATATCGACATCGATCTCGATGGCTCTGGAATCGCTGAGACGTACAAAGTAATCAAAGCTGGCAACGTAGTGTTGCACAAAGAGAAGTGCACCTACAAACCGTTCTGCGCCTTTGTACCACTACCGATCCCACACTCGTTCTTTGGTTCCAACTTCGGGTCCAAGGTTGTCCCTATCCAGACTGCACGTACAGTTCTGACACGCTCGATCCTAGATCACGCAATGATCACCAACAACCCACGTTACACTGTGGTCAAAGGTGGTCTAACAAACCCACGTGAACTAATTGACAACCGTGTCGGTGGTATCGTCAATGTGTCACGCCCTGACGCCATTAGTCCGATGGTACAGGCACCTCTGAACCCGTTTATCTTCCAGACAATCCAGATGCTGGATGAGGACAAAGAGGACACGACAGGCGTCTCACGTCTATCCCAGGGCCTCAACAAGGATGCCATCAGTAAGCAAAACTCAGCGGCTATGGTTGAACAGCTGGCGACTATGTCACAACAGCGTCAGAAGATCATTGCACGTAACTTTGCGAACAACTTCTTGAAACCTCTGTATCAGCTGATTTACCAGCTGGTCGTCGAGAATGAACCACAAGCCAAGATCGTCGAGATTTCTGGTGATTACGTGGCGGTCAACCCAGGTGACTGGGGATCTAAACGTGATGTCACTGTCGAGATGCACCTAGGCTACGGTGAACAGGAAGCTGAAGCACAGAAGTACCTAGTGCTGCACGGTCTGATGTCTCAGGATCCAACATTGTCAACAATGTATACACCTGAGAACCAGTACAAGTTGATGTCACACGTTCTAGAACAGAACGGCATCAAGAACGTCAAAGACTACCTAACGCCACCACAAGAGCAACCACCAGAGCAGCCAGATCCAGCACAGGAGATGGCAATGCAGATGCAACAGAAGCAGATGGAGCTTCAAGAGCGTCAGACAGCGGTTGCCGAGATGAAGGCACAGATGGATGCCCAAGTTGCCCAGATGAAACTACAGCTGGAGCAAATGAAGGCACAACAAGGCTTTGCGATCCAGTCAGACAATATGGATCTGAAAGAGGCACAACTGGAACACAAGCAGTTTGTCGACAAAGCCGAACTAGAGATTGCGAGAAACGCAGACGACGTCCGCGCTATCGCTTCACCAACTGGGTAGACCTTAGGGTCTCCCAGGCCCCTAACCAGCAAAAGAGAGCAGCATGACTGAAGAAGAACTCATTCAGCACGGTGAGGACGCAGAGGTATTACTCAAGTCCCCAGCGTTTAACAACGTGGTCAACAAGCTAGTGGAACAGACGTTCCAGAACTTTGTGAACTCGAAACCAGAAGAGAACAAAGAACGCTCGATCACTTATTACCACTATCGCGCCCTAGTCGACGTGGTGAACACA